CGCATATAAAAAATATTCAGCACAAACTGAAATTATTACCACTGAATTAAACTCACTCGCTAATACCGGCGCGGCTACAGCCACAACTGAAGTTGATAACAGTACAAATCGATATATTGAAGGATTCTTAGATTGTTACTTTAACGGAGCCGGTGCAACGACAGGCTCCGTTGCAGTTTATCTATTATGCGGTAACGCGACTGGAGAACTCTCGACTACTGCGAATACTAGCAATATGCGCTATGTCGGTTCAGTAGAATTGAACGGAACAACCGCAGTGCGTAAACAATTATCGATTACAGAAATTCCAAAATTCTGGAAAGTTCGAGTAGTAAATAATTCAGGCGCAGCATTAGCCGCTTCTGGTAACCTGATTGATTTTACTGGCATTAACTACACTGACGCATAAGCTATGGTATTCATACCCTGCTGGGAAAAATATAAGGACAAAAAACCTAGTGGGTTGGTTGAGGTTAACTATGCACATGAGTTATCAGTAGGTATCCATGAATATGCTTACTTTACAGATTCAGAAGTATATTATCCAGTACAAGATGTTGGTACTAGCCCAACATCTTTTTACTCTAAAAATCCTGATTTTTATACATCATCTTTAGAATGTGATCCATTATTCGCAGGAGCTGGGGTTAATTTATATAGGACTTTGATCGGTAATGGTGTAGTAACAAGTGATGCAGCACAATACAATGCACTGCTATCCTTTAATTATTGGGCATCAGGTTCAACAAATTCAGGTGTAAAAATTGAGTATGGTGGGGACAATTCAATATATGGTGTAGTATTTAAAAATAATGCAGCTTCAACATCATCTATAGCAATTCAATTAGATAGTTCACTAAATGTTTCTTTAGAATGGCGTACAGGGTATGTAAAGTTAACGTGTAATGGCAGTTCGATAGGATTGAACAATTCAAATTTACCATTCTCATCTTACCCTTTTGAAAAATTATCTCTAGGAACGTCAGGTAAAACTTTCGTCAAATGGGGTGCAATTTATTCAAGGTTATTATCCCCTGATGAACAAAACCAACTTTGGGAAAACCCCTACCAAATTCTAAAACCCCGTAAAACTTTCTTTGTTTTAACCCAAAGCAGCGGAGTTACCGCAAGCGTTACCGCTACTTTATTTTCTAACAATAATACCTTTTACCCACCTTCGGCAAATACCGGAACGGTCAGTTTACAACCTAATATATTTGATAACACTAACAATTTCTATTCATTATCTTTAAATACAGTTGTCAATTTTGATACAAATTTAGTATCCAATACTAATAATTTTTATAATACATCATTAATACCAAATGAAATAACAGTATTATCTAATTTAGTTAATAATACTAATAATGTTTATTCCGTTACATTAGATACTGAATTAGTTGATATTGTCACAAATATCCATAATAATACTAATAATCAATATCCTTTAACTTTATCTGCTGGTAATGTTTCATTAACTACCAATTTAGTATCTAATACCAATACATTATACAATACAACATTAGATACTGGTAATGTTAATATTGATACAAATTTATTATCTAATGTCAATACTGTTTATTCTATTACAACAGATACCGGTATTGTCAATTTAGATACAAATTTAGTAACTAATACTAATAATTTCTATAATACTATAATTTTAGGAAATGAAGTAGTATTATTAACCAATTTATTATCTAATACCAATACATTATACAATATTACTCTTGATGTTGGTAATGTTTCATTATCACCTAATATTATTAATAATAGTAATAGTTTCTTTACTACTTTACTTGCCGGTAATGAAGTAACTCTATTAACTAATTTATTATCTAATACAAATTTAATTTATTCAATTACATTAGATACTGGTGTTGTCAATTTAGATTCTAATTTAGTTAATAATACTAATAATGTTTATTCAATTACATTAGATACTGGTATTGCAAATATAGATACCAATTTAATTAATAATAGTAATAGTTTCTTTACTACTTTAATTACTGGTGATCAAGTTGTTATTGCACCAGATTATATTATTAATACCAATCTAGTTTATAATACATCATTAACACCAAATGAAGTAACAATATCTTCTAATTTAGTTAACAATACTAATAATGTTTATTCCATTACATTAGATACTGGTATTGTTAATTTAGATACTAATTTATTAAATAATTCCAATACTTTCTATTCAACATTAGTTACTGGTGATCAAGTAACTTTATTAACTAATCTAGTTACTAATAACAATCTAATCTACAATACAACATTAGATACCGGTATTGTCAATTTAGATACTAATTTAATTAATAATAGTAATAGTTTCTTTACTACTTTAATTACTGGTGATCAAGTTGTTATTGCACCAGATTATATTATTAATGACAATAATGTTTATTCTACTACATTTGATATTGGTAATGTTTCATTAAATACTAATATAATCAATAATAGTAATATTCTTCATTCTATTATATTAGATATTGAAGTATTTAATATAAACGCCAATATAGTTAATAACAATAATAGTTTTTATAATGTATCTTTTGATACTGGTAATATATTATTAGATACTAATATAGTTAATAATACCAATAATGTTTATTCTACTATATTAGAAATTGGTTCAGTAAATATTGATACTGGAATAATATTAAATTCTAATGAATTTTTTAATATTACCAATAGATTTAATTTAGATACCAATATTTTTAACAATACCAATAGTTTTTATAGTAGTAATATTAGTTCTATTATAGAGGTTTCTGTTGGATATTTTTCAAATAGTAATCAATTTTTTAATAATTTTCTTGTTCAACAGAAATTTATTTCTACCTTATTGATTTCTAATGAAAACCTTTTTTATAATACCCAAGTAATTCCTGATTATTTATATAAAGAAATAGTAAATTTTAGTTTAAATATCAAGAACTTAGAATTAAAAGATTTAAATATTAAGGAAGAAGTAGAAATTAGTATAGGTATTCAACAAGAGAAACAATTTACAACAGGATTATAAATGAGTTGCGAAATACATTTAAATGACATAGGAACGGTATTCAGGTTAACAATATTAGATTGTGAAAATCAAATAATACCAATATCTAATGCTAGTAATATTATAATAACATTTAAAAAACCTAGTGGAGTATCAGTAGCAAAATTAGGTACTTTATATACAGATGGTGAAGATGGAAAAGTACAATATGTTACCATTGCAAATGATTTAGATGAAATTGGAAATTGGAAAATTCAAGCAAAAGTAACTTTACCTACTGGTACTTGGAATTCTAATATTGAATCCTTTAAAGTATATGATAATTTATAAATTTTAATATTTTTCTATAAATATTTTATTGGAAAGGTCTTAATTGACCTTTTCTTTTATCATTAATTTATGAATAATATTGTAACATAAAATTATCCAAAAGTCAACCCCTTTCGGTAAAAATAATGAAAAATTTAACTTGTCCTATTCCAGAAAATATTAATCCTTTATCATCTAATGGATTTTTATTCAATATCACAAAATATCCCGATATATCATTCTTCTGTCAAGAAATTAATATTCCAGGTTTATCTTTACCCATAATTCAAAATCAAACTAGATTATCTGATTTCTTTTTACCAGGCAGTTCATTAGAATTTGAAGATTTAATTATATCATTTTTGATTGATGAAAACATGAATAATTTTGTATCCATATATAATTGGTTAGTAGGTTTAGGATTTCCTGAAGATCATCAACAATATACAAATTTTATAAATTCTAATGATGATTTTGATTATAATAGAATTTCTAAAGAATCATCTGATGGTTTTTTACAAATATTGAATAGTTCTAATAAAACAGTAAGGGAAATTTATTTTAAAAATATTCTACCTACTTCTTTACAATCTTTAACTGTTCAATCGACTACTACAGAAACACCATATCTTATAGGTCAAGCAACCTTTAAATATGATTATTATAAATTAGAATAGTATAACATTAGACATAGGTGTATTATGACATTAGACGAAATTTTAGATATATGGAATATCGATAGTATCATTGATGATAATAATCTGGGTATCCACGCTATTGAAACCGCCAAACTTCATTCAAAATATCTAAATTTCCTTATGGAATCTAAACTCAAAAAAACAAAATTAGACCAAGATTTCAATATCCTAAAAAAGAATAAAATAAGATATTATAGAGGTGAATTAACTAGAAAAGAATTAGAATCATTTGGTTGGGAACCCTGGCAATATAACAAACCTTTAAAAAATGAAATGGATGAATTTTTAAAAGGTGATGAAGATTTGTCTAAAATTAAATTGAGAATAGAATATATTGATGTCATCATTTATGCTTTAGAATCTATTATGCAACAAATCAAAAGTAGAGATTGGTCAATTAAAAATGCTATTTCTTGGAAACAATTTATGGCGGGTTCATGAGTATTATTAAAGTAACCAAATTTAATGAATCTTTCCTTAGAGTAATTTCTGAACCTGCTACCGAATCAGAATTGTATGATTATTTTACCTTTGATTATCCTAACGCTAGATGGACTCCTGCTTATAAAGCAAAATTATGGGATGGTAAATATCATCTTTTCGATATTATCAGAAAAAAATTATATACCGGTCTTTTAGATTTACTTATTGAATTTGCTAAAAAATACCATCATACCATAGAAATAGATTTTGATATTTCTCCTGTAAACATCTCACTAGAACAAATTAAAGAATATAGTCTTTCTTTAAATGTACACTCAAAAGGTAACCCTATTCAATTTAGAGATTACCAATTAGATTCTATCCATCAAGCAATTCTTAGAAAAAGAATGACACTCGTTTGCCCTACAGGTGGCGGTAAGTCGTTGATTTTATACACTATTTGTAGATATTATTTAGAACAAGATAAGAAAATAGTAATAATAGTACCATCTACCTCATTAGTACAACAAATGTATAATGATTTTACAGATTATTCATCAAATGTAGAATGGTCTGCAAAAGATAATCTTCAAATGTTATATTCAGGTTTAAGTAAAGAAATTGATAATCCTATATTAATAACCACTTTTCAATCATTACATAGAAGTGATAAAAAATATTTAAATCAATTTGATGTAGCAATAGTAGATGAATGTCATCAAAGTAAAAGTAAATCTATTACTGGTATATTAGATAAAATGGAAACGGTAGAATATCGAATAGGTACTACTGGTTCTTTAGATAATAATAAAATACATTCATTATTAATTACTGGTGTATTAGGTACAATTTATAAAGTTATCACTACAAATGAATTAATAAAACAATCAAGTTTAAGTGATCTAAAAATAAAATCATTCATTTTAAAATATCCAGAATCCACAAGAAAACTTTGTAAAAAATTAGAATATCAAAAGGAAATAGATTTTTTAATTGGTAGTAAAGAGAGAAATGATTTCATTACTAATTTAGCATTGAATACTACTGGGGTAACATTGGTATTATTTCTTCATATAGAAAAACATGGTAAAATATTATATGATATGATTTCTGAAAGAAGTAATGGTAGAAAGGTACATTATATTGATGGTAGTGTTAATGTAGATGAAAGAGAATCTATTAGAAAAGATTTATCTGAATCTGATAATAGTATTCTATTGGCAAGTTTTGGTACATTAGCGGTTGGTATTAACATTCCTTCCATCAGTAATATCATTTTTGCTTCTCCTAGTAAATCCAGAATAAGAAATTTGCAATCAATTGGTAGAGGTTTACGATTAAACAAAAACAAATCTCATTGTTTATTATTTGATTTAACTGATGACCTGAGTTACAAAGGTTGGAAAAATTATTCTTTGAAACATGGTGCCGAAAGATTTAAATTATACTGTGAAGAAAAATTTAATATCTCTTTAAAGGAAATAGAATTATGATAGACGTTTATTTCATAAAATTAAAAACAGGTGATCAGATAATAGGGAAATTGGTAGATTTTGATGAAGAATCTTTAGTTTTAGAAGAACCTTATTATACAGAAATAATTGGTAATAAAATAGGGTTATCAAATTATTGTTATTTTTCATTATATGATACCTTTAAATTTGAAAATAAAGAGTTAGAATTGATAACACCAGTAAAAGAATCTATTAAAACACAATATGTAAATTTTATTAAACAGATAAAAAAGGAAGAATCTTTATCGATAATAAACGGATTAAAAGAAGAAGATATGAAATATGTAAAATTAAAGCAAGAAAATTATTATGTTTTTCCTGAAAAAATTTCAATTCATTAGTTGACATTTGATTAAAAATATGATAAAATATTATTTGAAATTAAAAACATATTTTAAAATTATTATTGAAGGACTTCGTCCTTCTTCAAACCGCTTCGCGGTTTGAATAATTAGTTTACTTTTGTATATTTTTGTGTTATAATATATTTTTAAAATATTGGAAAATTATATGAAAAATCATTATGTCAATAATATAGAATTCAATAATGCTTTTATTGAATATAAAAAATTAGTTAAAGAATGTGAAGAAAATGGTAAACCAAAACCTAGAATACCAGAATATATTGGTAAATGTATTTTGGAAATAGCAAACAGATTAAGTTATAGTCCAAACTTCATCAACTATTCATTTAAAGATGAAATGATTAGTGATGGTATAGAAAATTGTCTATTGTATATCGATAATTTTGATCCAGAAAAATCTAGTAATCCATTTTCTTACTTTACTCAAATCAATTATTACGCTTTCATTAGAAGAATACAAAAGGAAAATAAACAATCTGTTTTAAAGGGTAAATTATTTTCTAGTAAAATGATGGATTTTATTTCTATTCAAGAAGATTCAGATGATGATTTTTCTGAATATATTGAAAACTTGACAACAGAATATTCTATTCATATTAATGCCTTAAAGAAAGAAGAAGAAAGAATTAAAATTAGAAAGGAACTAGAAAAAGAATCAATAGTTTCTGTTTTTGATGAATTCTTTGTAGAGGAATAATATGAAAATATTAATTCTTGGAGATACTCATTTTGGTTGTAGAAATGATAATCCTGTTTTCTATTATCATTTTGAAAAATTTTATAATATGATGTTTCAATATTGTATAGAAAATAATATTGATACTATATTTCAATTGGGTGACTTATTTGATAAGAGGAAGAATATTAACTTTAAAACATTAGAATTTGCCAAAAATGTATTCTTTGATAAATTTGAAAAAATGAATATACAGTTATATTCTTTAACTGGTAATCATGATATATTCTATAGGGAATCAACAAAACTTAATAGTAGTATAGTATTAAATAATCCTTTCATTAAAATATTTGATAAACCTTATACTATCCATTTAGATAATACTACTATTGATATTGTACCCTGGATATGTAAGGATAATAAAGAAGAAATATTATCCTTTATTAACAATTCAACTTCAGATTTATGTTTTGGTCATCTGGAATTGAATAATTTTCCAATGTATAAAGGTATAGTATCAGAATCCGGTAAAATGGAAGAAAATATATTTTCTAAATATGAATTAGTTTGTACTGGACATTATCATACTAAATCAAATAAAGATAATATTCATTATGTGGGTACTCCTTATGAGATGACTTGGATGGATTATAATGATCCTAAAGGATTTCATATCTTTGATACTATTACTAGAGAATTATCATTTATTATTAATAACAATACGGTATTTGAAGTAATAGAATATGATGAATCTAATCTACCTAATCTTCCTGATTTAACTAATAAATTTTTAAAAATTATTATAAAAAACAGAACAGATCATTATCAATTTGATAAATTTTTGAATGGATTGAATTGTTTTGATATAAAGATATTAGATAATGAAGTGGTACAATTAATAGAATCAACAGAATCTGATATTCCTAGTAGTACCATTGATGTTATCTATCAATATATAGATAATTCATCTATTGATAAAAAGATAGAAGTTAAGGATTTTTTGAAAACTCTTTATATTGAAACTATTAATGGTGTAGAATGATAATATTTAAAAAAATATCTTATCAGAATTTTCTCAGTTATGGTAATGTTAAGGCAGAAGTAACATTAGATAAACATGGTACTACTCTGCTATCTGGCAGAAATGGTTGCGGTAAGTCGGCCATTATATGTGCATTAACTTTCGGATTATTCGGTAAACCCTTCAGAAATATTTCTAAACCACAATTGGTTAATTCTATTAATCAAAAAAATTGTCTAGTTTCAATAGAATTTGATGTTGGTGAAGATTCATTTAAAGTTAATAGAGGAATAAAACCTAATATTTTTGAAATATACAGAAATGAAGAATTGATTGAATCTGAAGCGGCAACAAAAGATTATCAAGAATATCTCCAAAACCATATATTAAGATTAAATTATAAAACCTTTACTCAAGTTGTAGTTTTAGGTTCTGCAACTTATATACCTTTTATGCAACTACCCTCAGCACAAAGAAGGGATGTTATAGAAGATATTCTGGATATTAAAGTGTTTTCTATAATGAATTTCTTATTAAAACAAAAGGTAGCAGAAAACAAATCACAACTAAATGTTATCGATAATGATATTAATTTATTAAAAATCAGAACAGAAACTCTTTCTAAAATTATAGATACCGTTTCTCAAAATAAACAAGAAACTATCGATAATATCAATAATCAAATTGAACAAAACAATATTACTATAGATAAAATTTCACAAGAAACTTCTTTATTGAATGAAGAAATAACCACACTAATTGACAAAGATCAGATTAAAAAAATTCAAAAACATTTAGATGAACTTAACGATTTAAGAAAAGAAACTAGTTACTTTATTGAAAAAATAAACAATGATATAGATTTCTTTAATAAAAATGATAGTTGTCCTAAATGTGATCAAGATATAGAAATTAATTATAAAAATGAAATGATTATCGATTTGTTACATGAAAAAGAAACAAAATCGATTTATCTATCACAATTAGAAGAAGTTTTATCTGATTTAAAAGATAAACAGGGTGTTATATTAGATAATTTACAACAAGCAAGAGAAAAAGAGGTATTAGTTTCTGCAAAGAATAGTAATATCACTTTATTACAGAATCAGAATAAACAATTATTGGAATCTTTACAAAAAGAAGAATCTAATATAGAAAACATTGTTGAATTGAAATCTGAAAGAAAATCATTAATTAATACCTATTTTGAGAAAAATAATATTAAAGAAAAATTAGTATCAGATGCAAAGATATATTCTATTTCACAATCTTTATTGAAAGATGATGGTATCAAAACTACTATTATTAATGATAATCTGGTGTTAATAAATAAATTGATTAATGAATATCTTTCTACAATGGATTTTTATGTTAAATTTGAATTAGATAATAATTTGAATGAGAGTATAAAATCCCGTCATAGGGATGTATTTTCTTATTCATCATTTTCTGAAGGAGAAAAGAAGAAAATTGATTTAGCTGTGATGTTAACATGGCGACAAATTGCAAAATTAAAGAATAGTGTTAATACTAATTTATTAATAATGGATGAAGTTTTTGATTCTAGTCTTGATAATGAATCCGTTGAAATGGTTAGTAATATATTGAAAAATGATTTACATAATATTAATATGTTTATCATTTCTCATAGAGAATCAGTAGATTCTATTCATTTTGATAGATTTCTACAAGCAGAAAAACCAAACGATTTTTCTATACTTAAAGAATTATGAGGAGTGCCTATGCAAAAAACAATGGTAGCGTTTGATTATATTAAAAGTACAAGAGATTATCTTGATTATCTTGAAGAACATATTGGTAATGTAGAAAAAGCATGGAAAGAAATTCAAGAAAAATGTAAACATTTTCATTTTATCTATGATGATAATATGTTTTTTTGGATAGACCAAGAAGTAATGCATCATGATGAATCTAAATTTAGTATAGAAGAATTTGTACAATATCGACAAAAATTTCATAAAGTAGAACATGAATTAGTGAAACCTGGCACCTTTGACCAAGCATGGGATCATCATAAACTTTTTAATGATCACCATTGGGAAACGTGGACAACCAAGAAATATAAAATTCCTTATGAATGGAAGGTACATTGTGTTCATATGATTGTTGATTGGGTAGCAATGTCATATAAAACCGGTATTACTGCAAAATCCTATTTTAAAGCAAATAATGATTTAATTAAATTTCCTGATTACTCTATTCCTTTTATTGAAGAAGTCTTAGATTGTCTTGAATCCTGATTGTTTACTTTTAGTAAATGGTCTATTTCCTAAAAAAAAGGTTTACTTTTTTAGTTTTTTGTAATACAATATTACCATACTTTGAAACAACCTCTTAGGAGATATATCATGAACTTAGAACAACAAGTAATCAAAAAAATGATGGAAGTAGCATCAAAATCAGCAGAAAAGAATGGATATACTGATGATCTTTTATCAAGAAATTCATTCATTTCTGGATATGTTAACAGTTCTTTCGAATCTTTATTGTATGATTTGAATCTTACAGAAAAACAACAAGAAGTATTGAAAAAATACATTGACAAAGTTTAATCTTTATTATACAATAGTTTTTTTTAATTAATTGAGGATTACATCATGGCACATCAAATCGAAAGAAACAAAGAAACTGGAAAACATGAATTTGCTTACACTGGGCAAAAAGCCTGGCACTCTTTAGGTCAAGAATTAGATAAAAATGCTTCAATTGAAACATGGATAAAAGAAGCACAGATGGATTGGGAAGTTCATGGTGCTCCAGTTGAATATGTGGTAGAAGATGAACTTTATGTGATGGAAGGTAAACAAATTCTTCATAGAAGTGATGATAAATCACCATTGGGTATTGTTAGTGACAGGTTTAAAATTGTTCAACCAAAAGAAGTTTTAGAATTCTTTAGAGATCTGGTAGAAATTTATGATATGCAATTATCTGCCGCTGGATGTTTATTCGGGGGGAAAAGATTTTTTGCTACTGCCGAAACAGGAAATGCTTCATCTGTATTAAAAGGAGATGAAATTAAAGGATATTTGGTTTTGATGACTGGTGTTGATGGAACATTATCGACAATAGGTAAATTTGCCGCCACCAGGGTTGTTTGTAATAACACTCTTACTTTAGCATTATCAGAAAACAGTAAACAAGTAAGAGCGACACATAGTCAAGATTTTGATCCAAAAGCATTTAAAATTGAATTAGGGTTGTTAAATGAGTCATGGAATAATTATATTAATGACATGACAAAATTGACAGAAGTAAAAATGGATGATAATTTTGCTAGAAAATTCTTTATTGATTTAGTCAAAAAACAAGATGAAACCTATAATGATTATTCAAGGACTACTGAAAAAACCGTTACTGAATTAATGTACCGGTTACAACATGGATTAGGTGCTGAAATGGGTAGGGGTACTGCTTGGAATGTATTAAATGCCGTAACAGAAAAATATACACATGGTACTGGTAGAAAATCGGCAGATTATCAATTTGTTAACAGTTTATATGGTTCTGATGAAAAAATTAAACAAGAAGCAACAAATAAATTATTAGAATTAGTATAAAAACATGGACAAGGATGTCTATTTTCTTAATTTTTTACTGGTATATATAAATGTTAATAAAATACATTAAAGATTGTGATTTAGAAGGATATGGTTTATTAAAACAATCGGTTATTAATAAATTAGAAAAGAATTGTTGGTTATTCACTTCACAAGAGAATAGATTTTTACAATTAATTGCAGACAAAATACAAAAGGAATTACAGGAATGGGAACTTATAAAGAATTATTAGAGGATACTAATTTTGGTTTATATGAAGGTCAATATGTACCATTAGAAGAACCTATGGTAGAATATATTACTGAAGAAGATAATAAAGAATTGAATAAACCTAAACGTGGTGGACCAAAAAAGTTTTATGTTTATGTTAAAGATCCAAAGAGTGGTAATATTAAAAAAGTGACTTTTGGGGATACTACTGGATTATCTGTAAAATTTAATGATGATAATGCTAGGAAATCATTTGTAGCTAGGCATAAATGTGAAACACAGAATGATAAAACCTCTGCGGCTTATTGGAGTTGTCGATTACCAAAGTTTGCTAAACAATTAGGTTTATCTGGAGGAGGTAATTTTTTTTGGTAAGACCATATAATCATAATAGAACTATTAGGAAGTTTTATAGAATATTAAATAGAAAATCATTAGTTTGGCATAAAGATAGAGAAGAAAGGAAGATTGTTATCATAAGAGGTCAAGGTTGGCGGCTTCAGATGAATAATAATTTTCCTTTTTTATTGGAAGAAGGTTGTGAATATTTTATACCAAAAATGGTTTATCATAGATTAATAAAGGGTAAAACAAATTTAACTATAAAAATTCTTTAAAGTGTTTACTTTTAGATGTAAAGATGTTATAATAGATTTTTTAAAACTATGAGGTTTATATGAGATTTTTTGAAAATGAACTTGAATTGGAATATGGTGACATAAATGATATTCTACAATCAAAATTGGATGATATTAAAGAATATCATCCAAATATAATAGTTGGTATTAGTAGAGGTGGGATTATACCGGCAGTTAGATTGAGTTATTTATTAAATTTACCATTAGAAACTATATCAGTTAATGTTGATCATAAAGTTCAATATAATGCTTATATAACAGATTTACTTAATAAAGGGAATCGGGTATTATTAGTAGATGATATTAATAATACAGGAAATACTATTAAACAAGTATATGATATGTATAAAGGGAATGATGATTTAGTAAGAACCTTTGTATTAATAGAAAAGATGAATAATGTATTTAAATGTCATTATTCTGGTATTAGAATAGATGATTCAAGATGGATTCATTTTGAAGATGAGCATTATGATAATGATACCAAAAAAACTTATTAAGTATAAAGAGGATATAGAGTTTCATATTGATAATTTAAATTTATTAAAAATGAGGTCAGAGGTATATTTACTTAATATATTAGAATACAGATGGAAATATAATGTAATAGATACTAGAAATGAAACAGAAGATAGATTAATCTTATATAAAAATCCATTATTGCATAATTATTATTCTATTAATGTTGAATTTGGATTAAATGAAAATCATGGTAATTTGATAATTAACACTAATGAAACTGGATCATTATATAAAATAAAAAGTGATTTATGTTGGTATGTAAACCCTAATACAGGTTGGATGCAATGGTATTCAAGAGAAAAAATGAAAGAATGGGTTGAAAAGAATCATTTAAAAAATAGTGGTTTTTATGAAATAAAAAAGAGAAGAACCTTATCATTTATTAACAGAAAAAAAGAAATTGTATTATGAAAAATAAAAGAATAGTGGTTATTGGTGGTGCTGGTTTTATTGGCAGTCATTTATGTGAAGAATTAAAAAACAATAATGATGTTATTAGTGTAGATAATTATTTTACTGGTTCCGAAAAAAATCATGTATCTAATGTTGAATATATTAAATCTGATGCAAAAAATGTTGATGAAGTTGTTACTGGTAATGTGGATATAGTTTATCATTTAGGTGAATATTCAAGAGTAGAACAATCTTTTGAAGATTTTAATATTGTAATGGATTATAATACAGCAACATTATATAAAGTGTTAGAGTTTGCTAAAAAAAGAGGAGCGAAGTTAATTTATTCTGGATCTAGCACTAAATTTTCACAAGAAGGTCGTGATAGTTCACCTTATGCTTGGTCTAAGGCAACTAATACAGAATTAGTTAATAATTATAGTAAATGGTTTGGATTAGATTATGCTATAACCTACTTTTATAATGTATATGGTGGTAGAGAAATAAAAGAAGGTAAATATGCTACATTAATAGCTAAATTTAAAGAAATGAAAAAGAATGGTGAATCTTTAACAATAGTAAAACCTGGCACACAGAAAAGGAATTTTACTCATATTAATGATATTGTTAATGGATTAATAATAGTAGGAGAGAAAGGTAATGGTGATGGATATGGTATTGGTTATCCAAAATCATATAGTATATTGGAAATAGCAGAAATGTTTGATTGTGATATAAAATTAATACCTGAAAGAAAAGGAAATAGAATGGAATCTGAAGTTAAAATAGAAAAAACTTTAGAATTAGGTTGGATTCCTACTGTAAATTTAAGAGATTATTTAAAATGAAAGTTTTGTTATATACTACAAGAAATATTAATGGTGTTGGAGAAAATGTATTAGAACATTTTGCTCATATCAAAGAAATTTCAACAGAAATTCATTTATTGACAGATTTGAAAAATGAAAAAAAAGTTAAAATGAAATTCAGAGAATATGGTGTTGAAATTGATTGTTTAAGAAATGAAAAGTTATATTATTATTTAAATGATATTTTAATTAAAAAAGATAATCGAACATGGTTGGATATTTATGATTCAATAGATGTTTCTAATTTTTCAGATTTTGATTTATTATATATTTGTGGTGGTATTTATTTTCCAAATGTTGGTATATCTTTTGATGGTGCAAAGAAAAACAAATTTCCTTTAAAATGTTCCAAGAGATTTATTAGTAATGGTGTGAAAATTATTAATATATTAACAATTTTAAAAATTCATAATACATATAAAATACCATTACATGAAGTTGCTTTTGATCCAGATGAGTTGAATTGTTATCTATTTCATGATAGTATAAAATCTAAAATAGGTGATAATTATTATCTTTATCATGGATATGATGATTCACGATATAATATTACTAGATTAGATTCAGTTCAATATTATTATAATGATAAACAATTTTTAGATAAACAATTTTTAGATAAAGAATATGATTTAACTTTTGGGTATACCTATTCTAATATTATTAGAGAAAAATATTTAAAAGAATGGGAACATTTTTATAATAATTTGCTAAAAAATGAACATAAAGTTAATGTTTTTAAAAAAATCTTAAATTCAAAAGATAAATCTGAAAATAATTTTTTAACTAGATCTGAATATTTGAAATATATAGAAAAATCAAAATATACTTATATTTTACCATCATATTGGGATGAATTTTTTAGTGGATATAGATTATTTGAATCGTTATTTAGAGATTGTTTGCCAATTTTGAATGAAAATTGTAATACGAAATATATTAATAAAAGTTTTAATGTTAATCTTGATATTTTGAAATTAGAACAATTACCATCTGATGAATTTAGAAATAATGTTTTAATAGAATTAAAAGAAAAAATATTAAAATGTGAACCTGAATTTTTGTTAAAAAATGTGAAATATCCAGAAACACTATTTAACAAAAAAAACAGATTAGATTTTTTATTTGACTTTTCTTGAATTTTATTGTAAAATATTTATGCTAAATATGATTGGTTATGAACAATGAGAAAACAATGAAAAAACTTAGAACTATTAAAATTAAATTTCAATCAGAAACAGATTTAACAAATTTGTCAAATAAATTTAAATCCTTATATGATAAGGATTTAAATGTCAATCTTAAACAAGTTATTATTGAAAATGAAATTGTAGAATTATTTTATAAAAAATCAAGACAAAAACCAAAAGAAATTAAAAAAATGGAGTGGGAATATCATTGGCAAAATATGCCAACTTTTTATACCCATAAAGATGATATTATTCAAATTGAATTTACTTTTGATGAGTTGTGGACTGTTGAAAGATTAACTGATTTTTTTGAACAAAAAATAACAGATAAAACAAAAACTCTTTTCTATCCAGAAAAAGAATTGCTTGATGATAAATGTTTAAGAGCGTATTGTGATAAGGGTAATCCCGAATATCCTATTTATGTTATTAGTAAAGGTAGATCAGAAAATTGTATTACTGCTGATTATTTGATAAAAATGGAAGTTCCATTTAGAATAGTCATAGAAAAACAGGAATGGGATTTGTATGCTAAACATTATGATGAAAATCTACTATTAGAATTAGATTTATCATTTAAAGAAGACTATGATACCTATATAGAAAATTTTGATAATTCAAAATCTAAAGGTTCTGGCCCTGCGCGAAATTTTGTTTGGTGGCACTCTAAAAATATTATTAAATCAGAATATCATTGGATTATAGATGATAATATCTTTGGATTTTTATATTTTAATTTTCATAAAAGAATATTATCGGTTGACGGAACAATATTCAAAACAGCAGAAGATTTTATAAAAAGATATAATAATATAGGAATAGCGGGATTTGATTATTATAATTTTGCTATACCAAACGTTAAAAAAACAGCTTATATACCTAACACAAAAATATATTCTTGCATATTAATTAATAATGATATACCTATAAGATGGGCAGGTAGATATAATGAAGATGTTGATTTGTGTATTAGAGCCATGAAAGAGGGATACAGTACAATTCAATTTGAAGCTTTTGTAGCAGATAAAGGTGCTACTCAAACTTTAGGTGGTGGTAATACAGAAGCATTTTATTCTGAAGAAGGTACTTTACCAAAATCTAATATGTTAACATGGAAACATCCAGATATATCAAATGTTACTTGGAAATTCGGTAGATGGCATCATGTTTGCAATTATGATATTTTTGATTTCTACAAAGATAGAACTATTAAAGACACTTTAATAGAATTAAATAAACCACAATTAGTCAATCCAGATATTGACAAAGATATTATTAATGAAATCAAAAATATTAATTTTTCTAATATTAAAAAATGGAATATTCTTAAATTTGTACCAGAAGAAAGAAGAAATAATATTATAAAGACATTAAAATTTTATACCTATTTAAATG